ACATCTAGTGGAAAGCATATTCCTTGTGAAACCTGGCCTCGCAATTTTACAGTTCTGATTCTATAATGCTTATCTTTTAGGAATTCAAATTCAGGACGTTCCGGCAAAACAGAATCAACTTCACAATAAACGACTTTGTCTCCAACTTCAAATTGTCCCTTTTTTACAACCACATTCCAGCCTTTTATTCGGGCAACTTCTATTTTATCCGCACCGCTAATTGGGTTTAGTTCGCTGATGGTTTCAATGGATGCCAAAGTACGCGTCATGTTATGATATTATAGCTTCTATCTATTTATACTTTTTGGACGATATTTGATTTTGTTAACCTATACATATCATCACCGTTTGTTCCGAACTACCGCCAACAACCCATATCCAGTTATGTCCTGAAAGGCGTCTTCAGAACCCTGATTACCGTTGGCTATACGAAAAAGTTTATCAATGATACGTACAACCACTAATGCGTCTTCCATTTGATCAACGGAAATTCCATTTGGATACAAGACCTTCAAGACCTTTCCAGCATTTCCGAATGAATTACCGTATTGGAGCTGTTTTTCGGCAACAAGGTTTCCAATAGCTTTAGCGGTGTTCTCGTAAATAGGATCTGGTTTTTGTTCCATATCATATCCATTTACGGTACAAGATACTGTATTTCTCAATTCACAATCCTTACAATACTCTGGCAAGTCATATACGTTTTGTGTGCATCCAACAGGTTTTCCATTTTTTAGAATAATCATGGTTACACCTTTATAACTTCTTTGATTAAATAGTTTTTGGTCACCATTGCAAATACGTCACAAATCCCAATAATCCGATCATAAACAAAATATTATTTAAAAGGCGATACCAACTACTATCGTACTTATTATATCCACGCAACCCTGTTAAAATAAACACCACCATTACTACACAGAATATAGGATTAAAAATTTCCATACTAATCATCACTCCAATTTACTTTTTATGTATTCAATTGCTTTTTCGTTATCCTTGCACTGTGCCTTCAGCAAACTTTCAGACGATTCTTTTGTATTCCCGTCAACCACACAAGTTATATATTTTTCTTCTATTAAACTTAATGTAGCTTTTATTATTTCATTTTCTTCTTGTATTTCTTTTATGAATTCTTCCCACGTGCTTTTTTCTGATACAAAATCAGCAGCCATGTTAATAACATACATTTCATTGTTTATGTATACTTTTATAGTATTATATTCGTCTACCATTTATATCATCTTCCAAATTTTCTCGTCATAAGCACATATTAATGTCTATATTATTTATAGTTTTTGGTTCTTGTATAAACCAAAAAGTACTTATACCAAAACATCCCATATAAACTTTGTGAAAACAATAATAATAGCGGATTGTCATGGACAACCACACCTTATAACCAATGCCCTAAATCACGCAAAAAATTGGGACAGCCTGATTTTTTCCGGAGATATTTTGGACATCGGTCCAGATCCAATAAAATGTCTCAATATATTGAAAGAAAATAACGCCGAACTATTATGGGGAAATCACGATGCAGCAATAGTCATTAATCGACCAATATGGCCGCAAAATACATTTGATCATGAAGCCAAACAAACCATTATAAATAACACGAATAACTTCAAAGTGGCAACCAACATAAATAACGTTTTGGTAACCCATGCCGGTTTATCAAAAAACTTTATGCACAATATGGCCATAGATCTAAATCAGGGAATACCGGAAATTGTACAACATTTAAATAAATTAAATTTGGAAACCGTATGGTGTGATGATAGTCCACTATGGTATCGACCAAACAACAAAAATACTCCAATGCCAATTATGCAGGTAGTTGGACATACGCCGCCCGAGTGGATAGAAAGAAGTGGTTTCAAATCCAACAACTTTGTTAGTGTTGATCCATATTGCACAAAAGGATTTGGTCCGGATCGCTATCGATACGTAGAAATAGAAAACGACATTGCTACCCTTTATGATAGCAATGAACAGCCAAAAACTATATATAGTAGTAAGTAAAAGTCTATGTAATTAAAACTTTGAATAGAAAATAAGGAGAATACAAAAATGAGTTATACACCAGGTACTACACCAAGAAATTTTGAAGAATTTCTAGAATGTTATGAAAATGAACTTATAGTTAGAAGACTATTTCCGAAAAAGCATATAGGAATTGGCAAAGGTGATATATATAAAAGGATTATTAGTAGTGATGGTAAAACCGAAAAATGCCGCAAATATTGGGCATTCTGCAATAGTAACGGATATCAGATTAGTGAACTTGATAAACCAAACAAAACATATGACATAGAAAAAAGATGTGTATATCAACAAATTTGTGCATCAGAAGATTTTATATTGTTTAATGGCGACGAGAAAAAAGACATAGATGGACTTAATACAATAGCAACAAATTTTGATGGTACATTACAAGAAGCTATAGAAAAATATTCCCCTGTCAGAATCACTGCTGATAGACATACTTTACAAAACATTGATATCACGTTACCAAAAGAAGAATGTCCATTCATAAAAAGCGGAATATGTTATTTGTTTCCGGAAATAACACCAGACATCGCAGAATTTGTTATTTGGAAAGACGTATATGAAAATCCGGTACCAGTTGATGGTGGTTGCGGTACTAGCATATGCTATATTTATGAATGGGTTAGCATTGCTATTCATAAGCCGGAAGAATTTATAAAAGTAACAATTGCTTCCAAATAAGCAAAAAAATAGTAGTAAATTTATTAACTTATATATTTAATACTAAAACTTTTTTATAACAACCTTTTGTGTACCAAAAATTTTAAATACAATTAATTACAATACGTTTTTATGAAATTACTCGACCATTGCATAATATTTGCAACATATAAACATGCCGAACAAACAGACAAAAACGGATTGCCATACATTTTTCATCCATTACGGGTAATGCTAGACGAAAGTCTTACAACAGAAACCCAGAAATGTGTCGCTGTCTGCCATGACCTACTAGAAGACACAACAACCACCACAGAAGAACTTAAAGAAATAGGACTACCTGAAACCACAATAACTGTAATTGTAGCACTAACCCACCTCAAAAATGAACCAAACACAACATACTGGCAAAGAATCCTTGATGAACCATCTGGCGATGCAAAACTAGTCAAAATAGCTGACATAAAAGATAACACTTCTGAAAGCAGAATGAATTGTTTGCCGGAAGAAGTACAAGCAAGGCTAAAAGAAAAATACTATAAAGCACTACAATACCTAAATAACGTTGACCAAAAACTATAAATATTGACCAAGTATTTAGTAATGTGCCCAACACAAAGGAGGAAGGAAAATCATCTTTTTTCTTCTTCTAATAACAATTATAAGGAGGATAGATATGAAAAAACTAAATGACCATTTCAAAGAAATATTAGAAAATGTTGGAATTGCTATAAGAGAATCAAGTAATAGTAAACATAAACTAAATAATATAAAATTACATGAAACTCTACAAACATTATTGAGAAATAATGAAATTCTTGATTACCACATAGAAAGTATATGGGGATCAATATCTATACTTTCTAATATATACAAAGAAAAAGATAAAAGATATTATTATTCTGCTAAATTTTATACATCAAGAAACCAAAATATATTATTTAGGATTCGAGAAGCTTCATTGAGATCTCGTAATACATTTGAATATGAATTATTAATAAACACAGAATGAAGAAATATAACTGCATGATAATAAAAATTATGAAGGAGGTATGAATGTCTAATAATGAATTTGATGATATAATATCAAAAGAAATAATACCAGTTATTCGGGAAGTCGCAAATAGTTCACATGGCATGAAAAACATAAAGTTGGCACATACCTTACATTCAATTAGGATTGACATTATAAGAACTTGTGACATATATTATGATCTTGGTGCATTGTGTATTCGATCAAAATATTATGAAAGCAACAATAAAAAGCAATATTACAAATACATGATTTCCATAAATGAAGCAAATCAAATTAGAATACATAAATTGGTATATATAGTAGATGATTCATTAAATCCAGAACGTATAGGATATGAAGATATAACATACATGTAAAAGGAGGCTAGCATGGAAATAGAAAAAGAATTCATAGAAATCCTAACATATAACATAGCTCCTATAATAAAAGAATGTATTAAAAATAAACATCAACTTAATAATATAAAAGTAAAAGAAACATTACGTTCCTTGAAAGAAAGCAACAAAATAGACACATATAATATGTATGGTAACGGATCATATTTATACGTGATGTCAAAAAAATACATACAAGAAATAGGATGCTATCATTTCTATTCGTGTGCGTTTATAACAGCACTTGATCAATATGTAGTATTTGATATTAGTAAAATATATATTGGTAAATACATAACACCGATTGAATTTAGTAGAATATGTATTAAAATACCAAAATTTTGCCAAACCCCCTCAAACATTTCGGAGGAATCTCGATAGAAGATCGTACCTGACCACATAATAAAGCTTGCTGAAAAAATCTGCCTAAAATCAGAAATGAACCAACAAATGTCAGCTATCATTTTCAATAATAGTGGACGAGTTATAAATATTGGTTATAATAGAAGGATCATTAAATCCCGAAATCCAACTACCATCTACAAGTACAGAATACCGTATATTAGCGTGCATGCAGAAGTGGATTGTCTAGCTGGTCTAAACTTCAGTGACACAATCGGCAACTACATATACATCCATAGAAAGGGCGGTATGCTTGCTAAACCATGCCCAAAGTGTCAACATGTTCTAGAACAGTTTGGATTCAAAAAAATATTTTGGGCAAAAGGCAAATAAAAACAAAAAATATTATTATTTTTTAATATCAATACACAACTTAACGTTTTTCTCTTTTTCAAATTCTTGTACGTCATTGAATTCGTAGACTTTTGATGAATAACGTAAATTACTTTCTACCAACACCCTTTTCACACATTTTTGAATAGAATCACTAACAAATCCGCTATCCTCATTCATAATACTATTTTCCACAAAACTCGTAACACCATCCTTATTGGTAATACATACATAATAATGAGGTTCTGACATAAAATTTCTATTATATATATCCCGGAAATGTACTTCCAGGATATACAACTTTTTTGTATCTAGAATTGGCACAACACCATCCTTACCAACTTTCACTTCTCGCATACTTGTTCCTCATCTAAGTACTTCAATCCAAACACTGTCATACAACCCTTCTGACAAAAATAATTGACCAAATTCAACATTTTCGATGGTATTAAAATTAGGCGACCTGACAACAGTACCATCTTTTTCTAGCGTAACTAATCTATAATTTAGATTCATTTGATTTCACCAACTAATACATAGTTGATTATACTATAAAATAGTTTTGGTTGAAAACAAGAAGAAAAAAATAAAAAATAATACTATACTTATACTTTTACTGGTTTTAAAATAGTATTCAATATTACTGGATGTCTATAATTATCAGGCCACATACATGCCATAGAATCATCCGGTCCACGTATCGCCGTTTGATACCAGGGCAACAACTTTTTCAGAACTTTCCCGAACGGCACGTGATGCATTGGTTCAATTTCATTTACTTTGCAAAACTTCACAAATTCGTTATAGATGGTTTGCTTCGAAACATAAACGTCAGCAACTTCTTCTAAATGTAGTTCAATGAAAGTTGAGACTGGTTCACTTGCTTTTTTATACCTATCTTTTGCAGTAGTTGTAGTAAAGCTATTATGGAAGTGGCCTCTATCCAACAACGCATCCAAGTGAGGTAAAACCAGATTAAGAAGCCCTGACAATTCCTCTGGACTCGTTACTTTTTCTAGCAAATTTTCATTTTCGCTTTCCTCTATTTCCTGCTGGGTAAAAACATGTTCAAACGGAATTATTTCTATACGTCTATAAAACCCAGTAGTATCATCGCGAACTCTCGGCAACTTATTTGATCCGAAAATTTGTTTCGCAAACGATATAAAATCGAAGGCTCTTTCGCCCTTTCTTTGTGCACGTATTACATCTTTGTTAGAGGTTAGCATTTTAAGAATATTTACATTTGGAAGCGTTGATTGTTCCATGTCGCCAAAGGAATTCAATAGTTTGCAGTATAAGTCGGACGTCGCGAATCTATCTTTTTCCAAATCATGCATTGAAACAGAAGATATATTGTCTTCGCCAAGCATTTTACAAACAGTATCAATAAAGTGAGATTTACCAGTACCACCAGGTCCCAGCAATATAAATGCTTTTTGGATAGGATACGCCCGGTACAAACAATATCCAATAAATTCTAATGCCTTCCTGAAATCCTCTTCTCGGAGAACCGTTTGAAACATCTTAATTATGTTTGGACACTGGGCATCAGGATCATAGTTAACGTTGATTTGGATTCTAGAATAATAAGTAGGTCTATGTGGTTCTAATACACCGGTTCGCCAATTAAGATAGCCATTTAGACAATTTATAATATCTAGGTTATTATCGAATTTTTTTGATTCCACGTATGTTAGGCCTCGTATTATACCAAGAACTTCTTTTAGGACGTGGGCATTATAGCAAGTTTGTCCGTTATCTTTTACACGTGGGCCAAGCAATTCAACTAAAATTTTATGTATTACTTCTTCACCATTTTCCACGTAATGTCCTTTGACGTAGGTCATCATCGTTTTTGTTTCTATTATTGTGGCAACTGGAACATTTTTTATGATTAATTTTGCCAAGTTGTGATAATTAATTGCAGTAATCCCTTTGCTTTTAGGATTACGTTCAAAACATTCTTCGAGATCTGTTTCTGTAAAATCTTGCATACTCATTGTAACACCACGAAACGTTTAAAAAATAAAATAAAAAATTATAAATCTATATGTCTATGCGGCTAACCATGAAGCTATTTTCTAGATATTATTGTACTAAGCTTCTTTTGGTTTTAGATATTATTCTTTTTGTTTTCTTGTGATTACTTTTAGAGGTTTTCCGAACCTTTTTTTGGCTAGGTGCAAATTCAATTACTTCCTCGCCAGTAACTAGCAAACGTGTTTCAAATCGACCTCCGTTACAGCACGTTCTTGTGTATAGTTTACCGTCAGATACAAGTTTTTGGATAGCATTTATAACTTTTTCGCTACTTTGAAAGGATTTTCCTTTAAGTAGCATGTCGACGGTAACTAATTGTCTTTTACATTGATTCTTTATTTTTTCTAGTAATCTTTCTTCATTCATGGGTCATCTCCGAACCTTCCTTACATAGTTTGTCAACAGCATTGATCATGTCAGTGATTAATAAACGACCTTGAAATCGTTTCGCGTCTTCTTGCGAAGCAACTATGCAAATGTCCAAGTTATGTCGATTTAAAACTTCGCGAATTTCTTCAAACATTATATTTATTTGTTCTTGGCTTTGCGGTTCCAGGTCATTAAGGGCAGCCATATCTTCCACAATCATGGTGAAGCCAGCACCGTACATTTCATCAACTGATATCATTCTAGACCTTCCAACATAACTACTTATTTGGCATATCACAGTTATATACTTTTTGGTTGGGGAAAAAATTAAGAAAATACTCTTCTCGGAAATTCGTATTCACGCCTAGTTTTTGACCATGACGTTGTGGTCGTGAAGTAGCCAACAACTCGTGTCATATGGGATATTATTTTCTTGTTGCAAATTGGACAAGTTTCAGAATTTCCGCAAACTGTAACATGACCATCTTCGCACTCGCCAAAAGAATAATTCACAGCCATATGGGAAACACCGTGCTTTACAGAATATTCTATAAGATGTTTCATAACAGCTGGATCTTCTATTCGGTCACTAACATTAAGATGAAGTATTCCACCGCCAGACAAAATATCCTGGAACTTTCCAGTAAGGCATATTCTTTCGGGAAGAGGTGCATCTACAATCAATGGTATGTATTGATTGCTATATAGTTTGAATGGTATTTTATCTTCACCAAATAATATCTTGTCTTTTTCTACAAGTTTTACAGCAACCGACTCACCTGGAATTTCTTCAACATTGAAAGAATTTCCTGTTTCTTCACTAGCAACTTTAGCAAAATCTTCAATAAAATCCAATACTTCTGTTACAAACTTTATACCGTCATCGGACTTAATATCAATTCCCATGAAGTAACAACATTCATATATGCCAATTATGCCAATAGTAGAAAATAGTCTTTTGAGCGTAAACCATCCAAGTGGCTTAAAGAACTTCAAGAATCCTTGATCAATCCGACGTTGTAATATTTCTTCACGATGCACAACAAGAAGATCCTTACAAATTTCCAACTGCTTGGTAAGATCAACAAAGAACTTTTCATGATTACCATTAGCTTTCAAAGCAATTCTAGGCAAGTTTATGGTAACTACCCTATGAGAACCTAAATTTAGGCCACCATTGCCAAAAGAATCTCCTCTTGCTTCCATGCGAGATTCATCATTAATTAGTCTACAACAACTAGCTATTTTATTTCCAGTATTTATATATAAATTAAACGTACCATTTTTTATATTAACACACGAAACCCAATCAAGAAAATCTTGATCAATAATAGATCTATCTTCTCGGCAAGCAATGTTAAAGGTCACTATCGGAAAGCGATATGGCATACCACTAACTGGGTCTCCTTCCGCAAACCATTCTGCAAACAACTTCTGAATTCGTATCACATAATCATAATCAACGCTGGTGCCATCAGGATATGTATAATGCTCAAAAAGTTTTTCTAAGTTCGGCTTATCAAATATGCTAACGTTAGTGAATGGACTTTGACCACCGACCCGGAACTTATTGCTCATTACATGAACAAACCCTTGTAACAAATTAATTATTTGATAATCAGATAGGTTTTCTTTCTTAGTATAATAACAAAGATTTACAATTAGGTCTGATATCGCAATAGCGCCTGCAAACGATTGTGACAAGTCCATTGTTGTTTCGATTACTTGTGCAACAAACGAATGAGCACGCTTTGGAGGCATACTATGAAGTTGACCATATTTCCTACCTTCATTCATCATAAATGATGTAGAATATGCCATACAATATGGTATCTGGGTTGATGCCGCATCATGAAAATAAACACTGGAATTAAAAATTGCTTTTAGAAGTTCATTTGCTCGTTCTAGTCCGAATCGCTTTCTAGAATATTCATGTAGGAGATAATATGAATTTAGTTTTGCTAATCCTTTTACAATTTCCGCGGAATAATTATTATGCGAAATTTCGTCGTTTGAGTTTGAATTAGCATCTAAACTAATATCAGAAACCTTGTTAGTAAAATATTTTTGGCTCATTACTCCAATGTCTAAAGCATTCCTGGATATACCTTCGATGTCTAGTAATGCCTTGCCTTTTTCAGTAACATTATAATAATTGTATAGTTCTTCAAAATCCGGATCAAAAGTTGTTTGTATTCGCATTGTAATTCTTCCTAAAATCTTTGTGTATTATTTTGCCATTGTGCCAAATTCGTTGATTGCTAGATGCTGGAAAACCATTTGTTTGTAATTCTTGTTTATAAGTACCGTCTACAACAAAATCCATGACATCTCGAATATCTTCTGGAAGTTCTTCATATAAAAATCCTGTATATAAAATAGAAGTAATTCTACAATTAGCTGTGATTGCACATAAAGCTTTTGGTTGTAAAACAGGCTCTCCTCCCAAAAAGACAATACTATTATAAAAACCATCATAATTATTTAAATGTTCCAAAACCTCGTTAGTATCAATAAGTTGACCACCTTCCATCTTTTGTAAGTCCGGATTTTGACAACCAGGACAACCAAATTTGCACCCCTGGAACCATACTTCCAAAGAAATTCCAATACCATTTACGGTACCAGATTGAATTCCAGCACACCTAAACAACATAAAAATATCCATTACTGTTTTTGAACTATATCCATATTAAAATCCGTACAGATACTTTCAATATGACCATATTTTTCAATACTAAAAATTTTTTCCGATCTATCAACATTCATTTTAAACATTTCCGGAATCGTAATTAATATCGAATTTTCTGATACTTGTAAATCAAATGACTTAATAAAACCGTCGTCTTGCATACTTTGTAAATAATATAAAACATTTTGTTTGATATTATTATTAAATGGACAAGACAATATATCAAATATACTTACTATAAAATTATTAATTATTCTTATCATCTATATCCTTTCCCAGCGCATTAAAATATACAGTATTTCATATATTGAAGTTGTGATAAAATTAGCAAATCCATATATGTCCAAATCACTTTTATTATCAATACAATATATTATGGTTCGTTTATTAATTCCTTGTGCATAACCCATTTCAAAATGTGACCAAATTCCGCAAGGTACTATCATTAATATTACGTCAGAAAGTTCTATCAACCCTTTGTTGGTTTGAAAAGAATCGGTGCACTTATAAACACTATGGTTGTGTTTCTGAAGCATTGCTACAGCATTTTTAATATGTTCTATGTTTGCTATAGAAGACGTAACATATATTTTCAAAATAATGCTCCCAAAAAATATAAAAAAGTAATTTTATTGTTTTAAACCTTCGCCATTATAGATACCAGAATATGCTTCCGCAACTTGCCCAACATCCATGAACATTATTTGCATGATTCGGGCATTCTTACATAATCTGATACCCTGTTTATTATAAACAACCAACATTGATTGTGACTTTCCAACATATCCTGGATCCCAAATGGAAGTTTCCATGGTAGCACCGCACCTCAGCATAGTGGAACGAGGCATTGCAATACCAACTTTGTCTACAGGAACAGATACAGTTTCATTGAACGTTACAAGATAAGCACCTGGATTTAAGTCACATTCACCGTCAATAAAAGAAATTTCCGACATTCTAGGCTTTTCTCTCTTAGAATTATCGAAGTCTATGACACCAGCACTCATGTAAGTTTCAATTTTCGAAATTGTTAAATCAACGCCACATGACTGTTCTTGCAATGTTGCATCAATAACATCAGAAACTATCTTTCCTTCTAAAATTTGTTTACCTGTTAAAATCATGAA